GTATTACCGATCTTAGCGCCGACAACCGCAAATTGGTCGTCATAGTTACGATCGACTTCACTTGTGAACGTAAGTTCATTTTCCAAAACCATCAACGCTTCGTTGGTGATCTTGGATATCGTTAGCAGATTATTTGCCATTTGATTTCCTTTGAATTAAAAAAACTATCGAATTTTCCCAGCTCGTCTAGCTTCTTTCCAAGCCTGATATGTGCCGTGAAATTCACCATTAGAGTTAATAGGAATGTCAGCAGCGCCATTGCCAGCTTTTAAAGGTCTAACCGGTGCTGGAGCTTTACTCTTAACCACAGTTTCTTTAGGAGCTTCAACCTTGTCATACTTGGCTTCTAATTTACCGATTTCTCTAAGTGCTTTGGAAACAGGCATCTGGGCTAACTTCTGAGCAAACTCGATGTTTTCAGCAAGGTCATATAGGATTCTTGGGCCTACATCGCTTTCTAAAATAGCATCTCGAATCTCATCAGAAACCACCACGTTTGCGGTGCTTACCATTTCATCGTAATCAGGAATGTCTGCCTTGACCTTTTCCAACTTGGCCGTCCAGCTTTGGATAATCTTGGCTTGAGCATCTCTCTGATCACGCTCATTTAACGCTTTCTCGGTTGAAAACTCAGCTAACGCTTTTGCGTATTCAAACGCATCTTGAAATTGACCTGGCTGTGGCTCAGAATTAACGCTCTGCTTTTGTGGAGCAGCCTGTTGCTCTAATGCCTTTAACCTAGCCTCCAATTGAGCTGACCTATTGCGTTCTGCTTCCGCTTCTGCTTTAGCTTGCTCACGTTGCTTTGTTAACTCAGAAAACCTACGTTCTAACTTAGGGTTTTGCTTCTTGTCTTCTGCGGGTTTTGCCTCGTCTTGCGTTGGCTCACTCTGATCCTCTTCTTGCTCAGGCTCGGTCTCTACCGCCTCTGGCTCGGGTTGGTCAGCTAAACCTAATTTGTTCGCATAAAATTCAGCAGAATTCTCACTTGTGAGCACTTGGCTCGCCTCTTTATCACTCATGGTTTTATCCAAGAATTATCCCTGTGTGCCCCACAGGTAAGGTTTTGGGTAATATAACCCGAAATAGTTACAACGTCAAATTGCTCGCTCAATAGCTTCAGCCTTTGACTCGCGTTCGCTGATTCTGTCTAGATGGGACAAATAAACAGCTAAATCAGCCTTAATACGTTCGACTTCAAGTTGTGTCTGCGTCTTGATGACAGTATCGTGCGCTTGTGTGTCAGTCCGCAATACCATGTCCCTGTGGCGCTCTTGGTCACGCAACTCGATGTCATGTGCCCTGTTGGTCTCTTTGATGAGGGTGCGCTTGGTCTCAGCTTCCTGACGCATTTGCTCGATGTCTGAACGATTCTTGAGCTGTAATTGCATACTTTGCAACTGCTGTTGTAGCTGTTGGATAGTCGCTTGAGACTGCTTAAGCTGCATCTGTACCTGTGGTGGGACAGGTGATTTGTCATCAATCTGTGCCATTGGATTAGCCGCGGCCAAACGATCAGCTATGACATCAGCGCCTGGGAAGTCCATGTTCCTGAAAATTAGGTCACCGGCCACGTTCATGAGCTGTGGGTCTTTAGATAGCAATGGCATCATGGCATCCACGGCTTCTTGGCGCTTGCTGTTGTAGCCAGGGCCTGTGTCCATCACCACATCGTACTCACCCACAGTCACGTCATTTAGTATCTTTTGTACGCCATGTTCGTCATGAGCTTGCTTGTTAATCTCCACCAAGTCAGGTTTACCATCGTCTCCAATGATCCGCATAACCCGTGCGTTGTCGTAAATGGTCGGCACTAAATCAAGAATGATTTTGGCTGTGTGCTTGATAGAACGGGTTAGGTTGTCGTAATAGTGGAAGTTGGTCAGGTCAACTTGCTGTTGTTGGCCGTTTAACGCCTTCCCAGACATATTACCAGCCAGCTGTTGGCTAGGATCAAAGATACCTAGGATGGCTTGCATATCCTGATTGATGCCGTCAGCAGCAGCCATGATGCCCGCGGGAGGAGACTCAGGTTGTATCCGAGTAGGTACAGGTGCTGCAACGCCCTCAATATCTTTTTGCTTGTATCTTAGAACCGGCATAGACTTGATGTTAGCCTGTGCCCATTCGTTCTCATGCCCCTCGTCCTGACCTTCAGCCAATAGCCATTTAGCCTTGGGTGCTAGGGCAACAGACTCAGTAATGGCTGTCTTCCAGAAGTTATACATACGTTGTGCGTCTTTGGCTTGGCGAACCATGCCGTACTTCTTGCGCTTATTGTCAACTACAAACTCTTCGCCGTAGACAGGCACAATTGGGATGTACTTACTAGGCCAGTCGTACTCCTCGAGCACCTCAATGGCCGTACATTTAATCATTTTTACTTGTTTGCGTAATGTGGTGCGCTCGTCAACAATGTATACTCCGCTCATTAAGAGTTCTTCTTTAGGGGGTAACTTCGTCTTAAAAACCTTAGTGCCATCAGATAATAGACACAATGTGTCCTTTTTGTGCTCTGTGTACCAGAATTCTGCAATCCTGATATCTTCCTTCATGACCCACTCAGCATTGCTGTCACCAGTCCCACGCTGTGTAAAACCCACGCCAGTCTCGGCATCTGGGTACATTTTTTCAAACTCTTTCTTGCTGACAATCTGTGTAACTAGACACATTTCAGCGTCTGATCCATCAGGTAACACCGAATTAGGGTCGAAATAGACTGTGAAAGGGTTGTGAATCTGCTCAATAAAGATGTCTTGGTCAAACGTCTTGTCGCTTACATAGTCAGTTGTGACCCTCCAATAGCCAAATCCACAGCGTACAGCGTAGTTAAAAGCATTGTCATAGGCGTGGTCAGCGTCTGAGTTAACCTCAATGTGACGGCAAATGCCTGTCAGAATCTCAGCTACTTTCTCATCCGATTGGCTATTCATGCCGTGGACTTTGATGCGTGGGCGTTGCTGTCTTTGCTGGTTGGTAACCTGGCGAACATAAGCATCTAGCTTATTGATGGTCAGGCAAGGCCTAGCTTCAAGATTACGGCTGTTTTGTATCTCAACTGGCCATTGGTCACCAGCTGCGAATTTAAGGTCTTCTAGAGCTTCTGAGCGGTTGTTTGTGTCAGCATCATTGGCAAGTTTTAAAAACTTCTTTGCCATGTCAATGCGCTCATCATAATCGCCTTGGTATTCTGACATATTTATCCCATCCAGTTAGCTGAATAATCGTAGGTTGCCTTCTTCTTGACAGGCTTTCTAGGCTCTTGAACCATCAACCCTAGCATCCTGAACGCATCAGCGCCATGAGAATACTGGTCGTGTAGTGGTGTCCTAGAAAACTGCTTGGTGTCAGGATCAACCTCATATCTGTAGTGACGTAAACATTGTAAGCCATCTGTTGTATTTTGGCGATCAAAATAACACCGCGGGAATATTGTCCTAGCAGCGTTGATACTGTCAGCCACAGGTACACGATCCAATACCCTTACATTCATCCCTGTAGCCCTGACAATCTCCTCGATGGACTTACCTGTGCCTAAGTTGCGACTGGCAGCGTCATGGGGCAAATAGTGGGTATCGTAGACATAACCGAACTTCTGTATCTCAGCTAGGTAGTGACTGATGGTCTTTTGTGAGTCTTCTAGGTATCTCAGCACCCGTATTTCAATGCCCACAAACTGAATAATCCAGATAGCCGTGGCATCAGCCCAGCCCAAGTCCCAAATCGTGTAACAGGGTTTAGTGGCATCGTAGGGCACATTGGTGATCTGGCCGTTCATCTCTGCCATCTGCATTTCACGGGCAAATACAGCTCCATCCACAGTAAGTCTACACATACCCTCCCAAACTGTCTGGTATGCGTTAGGATCACGATTCTTTAGTGCATCTTTTTCGTCTTTTAGCACCTCGGGAAACCAAGGATTGTCTGACCAGTTGATCTTTTGGACGATGGCGTTAGCCGGAGTATGTATGATAAAACGCTGATAAGTCTCGTCAGTTTCTAGTTCTGGGTTAAAACTGATCCAAATCTCTGACTTTTCTTTACGAATGGTCGGTATCAGCACATCCCACGACCGCTTGGAGACTGATTGGGCTTCTTCTACCCAACAGATATCCACACCCTCATATGACTTGACGTTGGCCACATTGTTCTTTAGACCAACAAAGTTAAACTCAGACCCGTTTTTACCCCTAATCTGTCGGTCGGTAATCTCATAGAACTCTGTCAGCCCCATGTTGACGATCTGGTCGCTGAGTAACTTGTGGACAGAATCCTTGATACTGGTCTGAAATTCTCGAGCACACAACACCCTAATAGGTTTGCTTGATGCAATAACAAGTAACGCCCTAGAAATTCCCCAAGATTTCGCCCCGCCGCGTCCACCCCACAATATTTTATAACGATTAGGCTGGAACAAACATTGCAGCTTTATTGGAAACTCAATGTTCGGTGTCATCGGGTTTTATAAATGTTACTTGTAAGCCAGCCAACAAAGGCGCGCCATTTTCGCCTGATAATTCTAGTTTGCTATTGTCTCGATACTTCTTAGGAAACCTAGCTGCCATTGATCTAGACCAAATGCTTGCGTTTAATTTTGCACCATCTTTGTGCTCTAACATATACGCTTGAGCTTGATCTTCCCACCAATGTAGTTCTTTAGCTTTAGCTTCTTCCATGGCTTGCATAAATTCTGGGTAAGTATCACGCCATAAGTAAATAGTTCTAAGTGAAAACCCTAGCATTCCAGCAATTTGTTCTGTGCTTTTGCCGAGTGCGCCCAGTTCCACGACCTTATCGCAATAAGATGGATCGTATAGAGTTGGACGTCCTACAGGGTTAGTCATTTCTTCTTCTTGTCTTTCTTGGCAGCTTCACGCTTTTCTGAATACGCGATGGCCACAGCTTGCTTTACAGGCTTACCCGCGGCAATCTCGGCTTTAATGTTCTTTTTGAACGCTTCTGGCTTGGTTGATTTGATGAGTGGCATTAGCAATTCCAGTTCTTTAATGATGCTTTGGCGCGTTCTGCTGGCCCTTTGGCGTTCTTTACCACGCCTTCCATCCTTGCACAGAAACTAGCCTTACGCCCCTTGTCCTTCTCGGTCTTGGGGTTTGGTGCTGGTGCTTTCAAATGGCTGCCGTTCTTGGCGTTGTACTCAGCTCTGCCTTTTGCGGTCATGCCAGCGCCTTTGTCCACAGGGTTGTAGGTTTTACCCTTCCCTGTGGTTTTGTGCTCAATTGGTTTATCGTGCTTTTTCATTTCTTCGCTGTTTTGGCGCTTTGAACAAAGGCTTTGGCAGTCGGTGCGCCCTTTGTGCCTGGCTTGCGCATCTTCTCTACCTTTTCGCCCTTTGCTTTCTCTTCGGCTATCCTAGCCTGTTTAGCATGGATATTGGAATACAAGCCGGGCTTACTCGCCATCTTCTTCTTCCTCTTCCCACACGATGTCATTTTCTACAAATGCGATGAGTAGGTCAGCCAGCTCAACCCATTCTGTGTCTTCAGCACCCACTTGATCAATTGCATATTGGGCAATTTGCAAGCGAAACTCTTTGTCTTCTTGATCCATAAACATGATTAGTCCTCTACAACAGCGCAGATATCTGCTTCTTGAATGATTTGATAATCTTGCCCGTCTACTTTTTGAGTAGGCCAGTTTAGATAATCGCCGTTGCCGTATTTAATGAAGTCACCAATCTGGACATCTTCCACCAATGGGCCGATAGCCACAATAGTGCCCTCATTAAAAGGCTCTTTATTGTTAACGTAGATTATGTCAGAAATATTGCGGACGCGGGGCTGCACTACAACCCTGTCTCTTAGTGGCTTAAACATTGTGTCTTGGCCTTCCTCTGCGCTTTGGCTCTTCTGTCGTAACCTGGTTGGTTAAAACATCCACCATGCTTGCAAAATGCTCGCTTTTGGTCATAAATTCCCCACACCATTCGTTTTTGTGACGATTTTGGTAGACAGGGTATCTTCTACATTGACCAAGGTTGTCACCACCTTGAAAATAGTGACATGAATTACAATTGTCGTTATCCATCACAACCTCCTTTGTGTTGGCTAGAAACCCCTATTAGATTCGTGGTCTTTTAGGGGTTTCGTTTATTACATACTGTCTTGAGCGTGTGCGTAGCGTTTGTGATCATAACAAGTGGACTCGGAAGAACCACCTTTCATTTCACCCAAACGACCATCAATCTTGCCAGCGTGGCTAGCTTCTCTCATGCCTAGACCATCAGCTTTGCCCATGCCAACGCCGCCTTTGAGAGACATTTTACGCTCGCCAGATGTATCAGAACTCAAAGCACCTGATGGCACTTTTTCACCTGACATACCAGTTTTAAATTTTTCTGAATCCATTTTACCCATGATTTGATTCCTTAGTTTCTTTGCAAAAAACACTACTCTTGTAGTGCTTAGACTATATCACAATTAAAAAGGAACGTCATCATGTGTTTCTTTTGGCTTTGGCTCGTTCAAATAAGCCCAGCCGTTCCAATGCTCCTCAGTAATTGGCAACGTGTCCAGTTTCATCATCAAGCCGTTTTTAGTTTCAATGATTGACCCAAGTTTCTGGTAACGATTCTTCTTTTCACCCTTGGCGTTTGTATAGCTGCCGGTGATCGTTGTGATTTCATACATCGTTTTTGACATCAAATTTCCTTAAAATGTTAACTTTTTTCTCAACTTCATCTAAAAATACACTAACTTCCTTAATCAACATCTCTACATACTCTGGGTTAAATTCCACCCTATGTATGTAAAGTTGCAGATTTTCAGGCATTCGTGGGTCGAAACTCACAAAATCGCACCATTTGCGGTTAGTACAGCTCAACTGCCATTGAATCTGTGGCATATATTTGCTCGGTATTGCTCGAGTCAATAGCGTTTCAATGTGCGTGGATGTGTTTGGGCATTTAATCTCAATCAATCCATAGTCACCCACCAAGCCATCTGGACTTGCACCTGACATATAGACGATTGGGTGTTCAACAAACCCTACCTCTTCCACCATCACATCTCTAGCCATCTCATAGGCCGCTCTAGCCAATGGCTCGGTTTCTGTACCCCATTGCATCGCCGCGTTGGTAAAACCCTCGCTAGGCTTGTTTGTGAGTCTCTCAACCACCAATTGGGCCATGTAGTTCTCACGGCTGGCAGAATAACCTGTTTTCGTCTTGGCAATAATGTTGCCGATCTGTGAACCAGTTGCTTTGCCTAGCCGCTGTAAAAACCACGCTTCAGTTCGTTGTTCAGTCATTCTTGTCCCCTTGCTCGGATTCGACTAGCCATTACACGTTCAAAATATTCTTCACATAATTTTGCACATTCCTTACGTTCTTTTTCTGCTACCAGTTTGGCAAAGCGCACAATATCTTTATCGGTACAAACAAATAATTCGCTTTCTTCTTCACTAGGCTTTCCATGAGAAACAAACTCTGCTTCAAGCATTGCCATCTCTATGATTTCTTCTTTAGTCATTGCTAACCTCAAAGTCAAACCATTCGCACAGCTCATACTCGATGGCCGACAGAATGTTATCTTCCAACTCAGCCAATGATGGGTTATCTGTATGCTTGTAAGCGCGGGCTAATCCGTACTTAACACCAGTTTCAAAGCATAATTCCAGCACTTTGTAGGTTTTAGGCTTCATTTTTGATCCTTAGAGCTTCTTGGATAGCATCTACAAACTCTTTGTCGTAGTGAGCGTGATAGCCAAACTGCACCTCATCAGCCACAGCTTGGATTTCATCGTTGTTCAAAGTAGCCCATTCTTTCTTTTTAGGGCTTCTGTGGTCAGGAAAGCCTAGCGACTTCAACAGTTGATCGGCTTGTTTCTTCTCTAACCTTGCAAATTCTTCGTCTTCGTTATTCATAATCGTTCCATTCGTCTTCACAGTTTTCACAACCAGGGTGATCTGGGTCTCGGCAATCAGGTGCGCTTGCTAGATTCTTCCTGTACTTATTCTCTGCCATAGCGTAAAACCTAAGAAATTCACGCTCGTCTTGGTTATCGTCAATCATTTAACCCTCGCTTTCATTTCGTCTTTTTTTGCAATGATACGTTTTTGCCAGTTAGTGTCCGCTTTGGCAGCATTAAATGCGGTCTTGTAAGTAGCAACCAAGTCCTCAGTTGTTGTTACGCTGTCCATAGCTGCCATGTGATCCAGCATGACTTTTTCGTCAACCAATGGCTTTGGTCGGCTAGCGTTGTTGCCGTCGTCATCTTCTGGAGCTATCCCGCAAGCAGCCATCAAACTGTAGCGTCTAGCGTATGTCAGAGCTGATCCATAGCCTTGGGCATCTTGTTTTGTAGCCGGTACGCTAAGAATCCCACACTCAATCACCTCGCCAGATTCGTGTATAAACATTGTTTCTACAGTTACGCCATTTTGGTTTTCATAGCATTTCTGCATCAAATATATGCCGTTGTCGTTTAGCGAGTCTATGACCGCTTCCACGCAATTGGATAGATCAGCATAGCGTGACTTGAAATGTGGGTTTGTAGAGGTCTTTAAAGCTGGGCCAAACGCCTTTTGTGCTTTCACCAAAGCTGTTGCAATTTGTTTCATTATTATTCACCTAATTTGTCTAAAAGTTTGTAATTGTCGATCTGCTCTTCATAAATCTCTATCGTCTGACAAAGATTACGAATGATTGATTGATACTGCCCAATCATGAAATTGAGTTTGTATACGTTGTTTTCGTGGGGGTAGTATGCTTCTGCTGTCTCTAGGACGCGCTCTATCAGGTGATATGCTTTCATATCAAGCCCAGTAGGTCATATTGACTAGCAGCGTGACAATAGCAATCAGGTAGACAATACAAAGAATAAGGTTGTAAAAGAAACCTTGTATGGTCTTAAAGTCACCAATCAGCAAAGATTGAATCAGTTCTTCTTCAGGGGTGATTTTGTGTTGTTTATAGTCGATGTATTGTTTGCCAATTTCGACTTTGCCTGTGTTGTATACAGTTCTCATCATGTTTCCTTAGTCCCTTGCGGGCAAAAATGTTAATCAAAAAAGTCTGTCTCTTTCTCACCGATACCATGCTCTTTTTCTAAGTCTCTAGCAAAAACCCGCCAATCCATTGAATGCCTAAATAGTTGATAAAGGCGATCGTCAGATAGTGGCTCTTTGTGACACCTAGTGAGCAACTCATTCTTGCGTCTGAGTTCTTGATCATACTCCAATAATAGCTCTTGCAAATGCTTGAGTTCAGATTTTGTATGCTCAAGTTCGTTCATAAGTCACCTGTGGTCATTAAGGCTTGGTTAACTATATACACAGGGTATATAGCACCATTCTTTAAATTACTCAGAATCTTATTCGCTTCCTGTCGAGTCATTGCGTTCTCCTTTTGTTAACGCAAACAAATGATAATTCATTGTCAACATAATTATCTAGGGGTTTTCCCTAGTATTTAATAAATAAACAACATTTAAGATGAATCTATGAATTATCCAAAATGTTATAGAGATTTTGAGCATTACAGGGACTGGGTAGAGCTAGCCAAACTAGCTAGAGAGGTGATATCGCCTTGTGATGACTGCAATGCCAGGTATGCTGCCAAGATGTCGGCGTTGGAAAGATGCGACAAAGAATATGTAAAAACAATAATTATTGGTAGTCGTAAAAAACAATCGTAAATTATGTATAATCCTAATCGTCTGAGTGGCATCAGGCGAAAGAGATCAATCGTAGAACCCCATAGAATCCTGTGTGGTCTTGTCAGACGGCAAACGAACTTTTGATTGATCTCAATCGTTTGTTGTTGCTCTCGCCAAGAGCCAAGACCACAGAGAGTTTTATGGGGTTTTTGCATTTGGTGGCCGTACTCCTCACGATAGCAGCGCATCTGAATGGATGGCTAGGAGCAGAACACCGCACACCGACACACCCCGGTGCAAAATGTGACCAGCGTTGGTTAACCGACTGGTAAAGCAATTGGTAACTCAGGTGGAAACTAGGCCAGTTGTATAAGATGAATTAACCCCTCATGGGCACTTGGGCTTTTGTTGATGCTATTTAGACACTTTAAGACACATTAAGATTAACAGGGTTGGAGAGGAGTGGATGTATATCCACCCTAGGATAACCTATGACTAAACAAAAAGGGGCTGAAATGTTTGAATCTGGGTTTGATAGGTTTTGGAGAATGTGGCCTATTTCCACACGAAAAGGGGGTAAGTCACAATGTATGAAGATATGGGAAAAGAACTATCTTGAGAGCTGTTGTGACTCCATCATAAAGCACGTTGAATGGATGAAAACAACCGATCAATGGAGAAAGTCAAACGGCGCGTTTATACCGGCTCCAAGCGTTTATTTGAACCAGCAACGATGGGATGGTGCTGAAGTGCCAGAAATCGCCCCTAAAGAGGCTGTAGACCCTTTCTTTAAGAAGTATGAAGAGGATAAAAAGAAAGCCGTCCCAATGCCTGAAGAGGTTAAACAGAAATTACAACAATTAAGGCGAGGTGTATGAATGAGTTGGCTCTTTTCGCAGGTGCTGGTGGAGGAATACTTGGAGGACATCTCCTTGGATGGCGAACAGTCTGTGCCGTTGAGTGGGAGCAATACCCAGCAAGCGTACTGTGCGCCCGACAAAATGACGGGCTTCTCCCGCCTTTCCCGATTTGGGATGACGTACAAACCTTTGACGGACACCCTTGGAGAGGAATTGTTGACGTTGTATCGGGAGGGTTTCCTTGCCAAGACATCTCAGCCGCGGGGCGAGGGGCTGGAATTGATGGAGAACGATCAGGAATGTGGGGAGAAATGGCGAGGATCATTTGTGAAGTTCGACCCAGATACGCATTTGTGGAAAACTCACCAATGCTCACTTCTAGGGGACTTGGAAGAGTTCTCGGAGACTTGGCCTCAATGGGGTTTGATGCGAGATGGGGAGTGCTGGGAGCAGCGGACATTGGAGCAAACCATAAGAGAGACAGAATCTGGATTTGTGCCAAATGGAGAGGACAAATTTCACACGCCCAACACGACAGGATTAGATGGTGGGAGCAACAGTCGAAAAGCGTTGAAAAAAAGAATGCTAATGTGGCCAACTCCAATAGCTTCCAGAGGGGGATCATGGAGAGGAGATGGTCAAGTCTCAATGATAGCGAGGAATGTGGAAACTTACGAGGAGTATTGGCTTTTGACACAGGGAACAAGCAAAAAGAAACGGGAGAAATATTGGCCAACTCCTCAAGCATCAGACAACAGGGACAGAGGGAATATGAGCAATCCTTCAATTCAACGCAGAATTTCAATCGGGAAACAAGTTATGTTGAGTCAATCGGTAGACCCGAATTCTGGGCAACTGAACCCAACGTGGGTAGAGTGGCTAATGGGGTGGCCTCTAGGGTGGACAGACTTAAAGCCATTGGAAATGGACAAGTCCCCCTTTGTGCAGCAACCGCTTGGAGTATATTGAGTGAAATACATTGACATTCAGGTCATCATTGATCATTATGCTCGTATGGCCTTGGAAAGCGGTTCTGTTGATCATGCTAGGTATCAGGTCAAAGAGATGGAAAATCATCCCACAGGTATGTTTAAAGGGCTTGGCAAGGCCGTTGCACAACGTATGAAAGAAATTAATGAGAGCAGCGAAAATCGACCAGAATCAAGTTGAAATCGTAGATGCGCTGAGAAAACACGGCGCTTTTGTGGTTTCCTTGGCTTCTGTGGGTAAAGGCGTACCCGATCTGTTAATTGGTTATAAACGCCACACCATATTGATGGAAATCAAATTTGGCAATAACAAGTTAACTGAAGACCAAATCGTGTTCCACGGCAAATGGACAGGTGGCGTTTTGGCTGTGGTAACCGATATTGAGTCAGCTCTAAGGGTTTTAAAATTGGTAGAAAACATATGAGAACAGTTTGTTGGTTTAGCTGTGGTGCAGCATCGGCTGTGGCTACAAAAATAGCTTTAGCATCTACCAAGGGTGAAATAATCATAGCTTATACAGAAGTTATGGAAGAACACCCTGACAATAAAAGATTTCTTAAAGATTGTGAAAAGTGGTTTGGCCAAGAAATATTGATCTTGGGTAACGATAAATATGAACGATCAATCTATAAAGTATTTGAAAAGAATTACATTCGTACCCCTAAAGGAGCACCTTGCACCAGGTCGTTAAAAAAACAGGTAAGACAGCGTTTTGAGCGCGTAGACGATAAACAGGTATTTGGGTATACAGCTGAAGAACAAACACGTTTGGATCGCTTTATAGACGCTAATAGTGACGTAAATATCTGGTGTCCATTGATAGACAAAGGTCTGACTAAAGAAGATTGTTTGGCTATGTTGGAAAATGCCAATATTCAGTTGCCTGAAATGTATCGACTTGGATACCACAACAACAATTGTATCGGTTGTGTAAAGGGCGGCATGGGTTATTGGAACAAAATCAAAGTAGATTTTCCTGAAGCCTTTGACAAAATGGCTAAATTAGAAAGATTTAAGAAGCAAACCATATTCAAAGATAGGTATTTAGACGAATTAAAGCCTGATGACGGCAATTATCCACAGGAACAAAGCATCGAATGTTCCATATTTTGTCAAATGGCAGAAGAAGATTATGCAACCTGAAAAACACGCTGAGTTTATAGCCCATAATGCCGGCCAATATGCTCTGGCCAAGTCTAAAAGGATAGGCGCTGAGTTAAAGTTAAAGACGATTAAAGCCCATGCAATGAGAGATGCGCTAGAGAATGGTTACGCCCAAGTATCAGCACAGGAACGTGAGGCTTATGCTAGCGAACTATACATACTTACAATAAATGAATTAATGGAAGCCGTAAAGGTCGAGGAGACGCTTAAATACGAACTTGAGGCCAGTAGGTTATCTATTGACATTTGGCGCACTAGAGAGGCATCTGAGCGTCTTGCGGTGCGTTCCCATGAATAACAAGTTAACCAAACGTGAGCGTGAGTGGCTAGGTAGAGTTAAAGAACTACCTTGCTCAGTCTGTGATGCTAGTGGGCCGTCAGATGCTCACCATGTAAAGCAATGCTTGACATACACTTGTATTGCTTTGTGCAAAGACTGTCACCAAGGCCCAATCATGGGTTGGCATGGTCAAAAGAGAATGTGGGCAATCCAGAAGATGACTGAACTGGATGCCCTAAACGTCACAATAGAACGCTTACTTTCTCATGTTAGGTAAGGGCGCTTGTGCTTGAGCTGTGGCGCTGGGTGAGTGCATTGGGTGAGCGTGGGTCATGTCTGTCCGCTCGTGGGCGTGCAACTCTTTCTCAAGTTCCATAACCTTGGCACGTTCTTTTTTGTGCTCGCGGACAATCTCATAAACCTTGGGATCGGTCACTTTTGCTTTTTCTCTAGTCAACGTCATTTTTGTAGCCATAATTTGCTCCTTTGTGGTTATTTTACACCTTGATTACTTTTCCACGAAACTCAATGTGATCTTTGTCATAAACTGAAACCAATTCAGGATATAGCAATTTACCCTTGTGGAACGTTAAAACAGCAAATCCAGACCGCCAGTTGAGTGGTGCTTCTTCTGTGTAATCCCTAAATTGAGGGCCTAATGGGTCAGCCAATGTTCCTGTGTCCACGCCATAGGTTGTACCATTGAAATTAGTGTGCGGTATAACCTTCATGCTATGAAGATGCCCAGTCACAAAATTAGTACCCGAATGGAGAGTGTTGTTGTAAACAGCAAAATTGCCACCTTTCCATCGGTGCTTAACAACAGTTTGCTCGTTCATCCATACCGACCAACATGGATGCCAGGCGGGGAAATGGTCTTTTAGGCTAAATCCTTTGACGTGCTCATAGTGAGGGGCATTGGCTGCTAAAAACGTCTCAAAACGAGCGTCATGGTTACCCATTGGCCATATTAACTTGATGTTTTTGTTGACATTCTTAGCTTCATCTTCAATTTCACCCATCGCAAGTTCACAGGCTTTTAGTTCTTCAATGACTGTTGGCGCTTTGCTCCAGCCTATGCGTGGATGCCTACTGATACCGCCAGCTCCATCAAAGACATCGCCGTTTGCAATAACCGCTTTTAAATCATCAAACTCTCTAATTGCCCAAATAAGCCCATCGTATGCTGTTGACCTTAGACCAGGGAAAAAGTGTGCGTCTGAGAATACCAATACTGTCCCATTTAAAATACCCAAATCAAATCTTTGGGGGGCTGGATCAACCCTGTCCTTACTTTTAATTGTAAGCAAATGTATGCCATATCTACCTTCTAAAGAATTTCGCCTTGCTTGTATACCTCTGATTGACAATCCCGTATCATTTGACATTGAAGCGGGATTTCC